TTCTTCTTGCCTAAGTTTTTTGGTCTAAGTCTAGGGGTCTGCATATTAGTCTCCATCTGTTGTTGCTATGGTAACGCTTCCTACAGAGCCTACCATATATTGAGCCGGGTTCCAAATAGGATTCCAGCCAAATAAACCTCTTCCCGGATTAACATCTGGGCGTGGGTTAAGTAAAGATTGCGGGTCTGTTGAATTAACGTCCCCAAGAAAGTTCTGTGGTTGGTCAGGATCAAGCACATCCTTGCCAACACGTAACCCTGTACGTACTCCATGTTGAACCTCGTATATAAGGTCTTCCAGCTTGTAGCGAAACCCAGTCCGGTCACATATACCGTATGCGTGTTTACCACTAGCATATCCGGGCATTACATAGCTCCTCTAAACGGCACCATACGAAAGGTAGACCTGTCTTGGTCTTGGTCTGCAGCTCTAAGGAATTGCTCTTCGTACTCTTGTTTTAAAGGGCCAACTCTTTCTGCGACTTCGGGTTTTTTCATAGCGATGTAGTACGCTAGCCCAGACACAAGAGCAGGAATAAAACGTGGTGGTATAGAAGTAGTAGCTCCTCCAACACCGCTTGCCAGCCCATCTATACCTTTGAGGCGATAGTAAGCCAATTTATAAGTAGTAGCATCATTCGGTACAGGCCAAAGGGTAACTTGCACGTCTGTAGCATTGCGCTGTACGTATATTTGAGACGGACGCCCTTGAGTATTTTTATTCCCTTGCTGTGAGTATGTAGACACACTCATGCGTTGGATATACGCATCGAGTTGTTGTGTCGTACCTTCGTCAGTGCGAAGTTGATGTTCTATTAGGTCAATAGTATCGGAAGGCAGTGTATAAGTAGCTGTGCCCGCAACCAAAGGTATACTCCCAGCCTCTATGGTAAATAGGTTCAAACCACGGTTCTGCCACTCTAGCGTCATAATATTAAGGCTTCTACGGGCGGTTTTTAAGTCATACCCCGAACGCATTTCAAGTCCCGCACGTTCGTACGCCTCTTCAAATAATTCATTTAGCTCTGGTACAACAACTGCCATGATCTAAGTCTTTCTATACTTCGCCGTCTTCTTGGCTATCTTTTTAGGTTGTTTAGAAACCTGTTTACCTTTTTTAGTAGCCGCTCTCTTAGCCTTGGTAGTAGCAGCGTATTCTTTAGATGACAAAGCCTTTATAGCTTTAGCGGGTAAGTACCGCTCACCTGTAGCATTTTTCCCTTGCGTCGATGGCTTACCAGACTTTGTACGCCATTTCTGCTTAGTCCATTTGCTAAGACTTTTTTGACTTTTTGCTTTTGCCATCGGCTTTAGCCTTCGCTTTCTTACTCAAATCTTTATAGTGAACCAACTTTACGCTCGTCTTGCCGTGGGTCTTACCTGAGTGCAACGAACCGTTAGGCATCTTGTGCGTACCTCCGGTATAAAGAGTTCCATCTCTTTTATAGTGTTTTACACCCTTCATTTTCTGTAACCCCCACCTTTAGCTTTATACTGTTTTGCTAGCATCTGGGCTTTGCGGGCAGACCACTGTCCGGGTTTACCGCCTTTACCCCCAGCTTTAATCTTGTTGAACAATGCCTTGCGCATTGTAGGTTTAGTGTAATTACCAGCTTCGTTCACACGGCTCTTGGCCTTACCACCCTTGGCCATAGCTGCTACAGGTTTACGAGGTACTGCTTTTTTAGCACGGTTTCCTGTAAGTTGTCTCCCCATAGAACTACGCCCCATCATATCAGCATTTCCACCTTTTTCTAGCTTGCCGCAATCTACTGTTAGGGTTCTTGGCCGCTTTAGGGAACTTTTTCATTTGCCCCGCAGAACGCGCGCAATAGGACTTACGGCGTTTAGCTGCCGCACTTCCCTTTTTAACCTTGCCAGTAACGGCGGTCTTTAGTTTAGAGCCGGGGTTATCCCGACGATATTTAGCCACACCTTTTTTAGTCATACCCGCACCGGATTTAGTTGGGCGTTTCTGACCACCTTTTATGGTGTGGCCTTTCATTGTGCCTTTTTTCTTAACAGCCATATTACTCTATAAGTAATGTCATTTTATTTCCTGAACCCGTAAAGGCAGAAACAAAACAACCGTTGTCAGCTAAAATACCGTCATTCGGAATATATACATCATTCCAACCAACAGGTAGGGTTAACTGTAGTAAAATAGGGCCAGTAGCTGACCCACTACGAATAGTAAAAGCAGCAGCAGATGCGGCGTTCACTAGAACCCCCTGCAGTCTACCGCGTGATGGGCCTACAAGTGCGGCGCTATCGCCTACCGCAAAGTTATAAGCTCGTACTTCTTGACCAGCCATAATCTAGTCCTTTTTCTTTGCAGGACGGCCACGTTTCTTAACAGGTTTTTCTTCCCACGCCTCATTTATATCAGGTGTAGAAGGGTCATCTGCTTGAAGAGTACCGTCTTTTTTTCGTGCGCGAACTTTAGCAGTACCAATTCCTCGGGCTGCTAGTTCTTCTTCAGTTGGAGGGGCAAACCTACTCATAGATAACCCCCTTATGATGCTGCTATTGTAGCACCAGTGTCAGAACGCTTCCAGTTTGTTCCGTCAGAGAAAGCCAAGATTGCAGAACCGCCTGCGCCATTTGAAACAAATACGACAGTACCTGCGCCAGCGGATGAAGCTGAAGGTGCGTTTGCTACGGTGTAAGTTGGGACGACGATGTCGCCAATAAAGCCAGCAGTTGAAGTTACTGGACCTGAAAATGTAGTCGATGCCATTTTAGTACCCTTTGCATAAGGATTCGCCTTGTAGTCTATGCAACGTCAGGTGGGTATATAGACCTGTCTACAAAGCTAATGTTGTACCCGTTAACGGGATCATACAACACCTTTACACAAAAAGAAAGCCCCACCGAAGCGGAGCCTTCTAAATTTAAGTATTAGGAGCTTACGCGCCTTGTGATCCGTAGATACCTAATGGGTCAGAAACACCGAAGCTGTAACGCTCACGCGCTTTGTAGCGCACGTTTCCAGTGTCGAAGTCTCCATCCATTCCTGTAGCCATCGCAGAACGTACGAAGTGCTTCATACCGTTAGGGATGTCTGTAGTCAGGAACCAAGCGTCAGCGTCTGTAAGATAATGGTTTACGCCATATCCTTCAGGAACTGCACCGTTAGAGCTGAGTGCATTGATATCGTTATCAGCTGTACCTACACGTAAAGTTGTTTCCAACAAACGAGTTGCTACGAACTGTAACGCAGACGGGATGATTAGCTTTCTAGCGCGAGCTGCGATAAGTAAGCCACGTTCGTCTGTGTATCCACCAATGTCGATAATCGCCTGTTCAAGCGAAGTCTCGTTAAGGTCAGCACTAACCGCTGGACGGTTAGAGTTTGTACCGCCACCAACTGTTGGGTGTGCAGTGTTGAACAATGTTACACCATCACCAGACTGGAAAGTGTCAAAACCCGTGTTGAGCAATGAAGCAGCTTTAACCTGTTTAGTGTATGCCATAGCGCGAGCTAGAGCTTTTGTGTAACGTGAAGACAAAGAATCGTACAAGTTATCTTCCATCGCTTCTTCAGTGATGGCGAAACCCATAGCAACGGTCTCGTGTGTGTAGCGAGCTGTAAACGCCTCTTGCGCATTATCGTACGCAATAGATGAACCTTCAGCCTTTGTTGGTGCTGCACCGAAACCAGACAATTTAACTTCTTCTTCAAAGCTACGCTCTGAATTTTCTGTCTCATAGATGTCTGCATGTTCGTTTTCGTATTTATCGTACTCAAGTCCAAATAAGGCATTAAGTCCGGGTAAGAGCTCTTTAAGCGCCTGTGCGCGTGATATAGCCATGTGTTATCCCTCCTTACAAGCCAACAGCGTTAGTCATGCTGCTGTAGCCGGGGTTGAGTTTAACCAAAAGATCAGGGAACGCATCACCAATAGGTGATACAGCGGCCACGATACGGAAGGCGGCGGTGGTAGTCTTAGTTGTCGCGTCAACGGCACTTGTAGAGTTACCAGTAGCAGTGTTGCCAGTAGATGTAGACTGAGCAGCTGCGAAGAAAGTATTCGCACCTATGTCAGACTGGTCCATAGCGCCGTCTGCTTGTACTTGGAATAGTACGTTTGGATCGTCCACAACCAATGCTTTCGCGTTTGTTGCACCAGACGGGTAATACTGTGAGTATACAGTTTGACCAAGGTCATTCTCGTACTCACACCCTACAAACACACCAAGAGAACCAGTTAAAGTTGTTCCTGTTGGTAATGCGTTTGTAGTACCGTCGGCACCTGTTGCAGTTGATAGTGCGATGTAACCATCAGCACCGATATGAACGACTTGACCGTTAA